TTTCTTTTCCATTCTTATCTTTTAAGCCTGTGTATTGCATAATAGGGATTGCCCAACTTTCTCCATCTGGCATTATAATAAATCCTCCAGGTTGAACTTCTACATCCTCCATCATTCTTTCTTTTGGGTCTGAATGTTTTCTATTCCAAGCTCTAAATTTTATTGTTCTCATACCTCTATTGGTTTAATGTTTATAATCTCGAACTCACCATTCCAATACCATATCTCTGTGCCGACGACTTTTAAACCTCTTGCTTCGGCTAATTTTTTATACATTGATAATTGGAGAGTGTATTTGTTAATGCTATTTGCTTCTAAACTATCGTAAGGTGGTAGGAGTTTTCCTTTTGCTTTTTTGTGAAGATCGCCGTTAGTTTTAATATCTCTGATTATCACTTCCTTGTTTCCTAATGCGACTAAAATATCAATCGTTCCTGCTATCTTGGTTGCTTCGTCAAATACTATTATTTCGGAGTGGAGGTCTTTATAGGTGTTTAACTTGATAAATTCGTTTACTGCTTTCTTTAGGTGGGAGTGGTCTGGAACTTCGCCGTATTTTATGTAGTATTCAATCGCTTTGTGGATTGCATTACCATAATCCTTGGCGAAGTTTGCTTTCATTGACCACTTGTCTAATATATCTTGTTTGTCTATCCCCTGTTTTTTAGCCATTGCTGTGGCTATCATTTCGGCAGGGAAAGGTCTGGCATATTGGTTTAGCCAATCGCTAACGGGCTGATAAGAAACTCCTTTGTCTGTATAGGTGTGGAGTTCAGAATTGAAAATCATAGTTTTAGGTCGTCAGTTGTATCAGCTTTCTTATTAGCTTTGGTTTCTTTACTGGCTTGGTTTCCGTCGTCGTCTTTAGCCTGTAAGCAGAATAGGGATTGTAGGGAGTATCTTCGGTAGTAAGTTATAGCTGAACCCATTTTTTGAGGGTCTTGGATTGTTGGAAGTGGGAATTCTGATTCCATTGTTTCGTTTCCGTCTGACACTATTGTTTTTAATACTGTGTGAACATTTGACCCTGTAATAGTGCTGATTGGTTGGGAGATTACTATATTGTGTTTCTTTAGGTGAGGCATTAGAACCTCTAATAAACCATTGATGTCAAAGTAGCTTGATTTGAAAAAGGGGTTTTCTTTGGTTTTCTCTATCGCCCCTATTTCTCTTTGTATCTCGCCGATTTTTTGTAAAAGTGTTTTTTCTTCTTTCATATTTTATATTTAATTATTTTAGTATGTTTTATTGAATTACAGCTTCGACATAATGGCTGTATGTTCTCAATGTAATCTGAACCACCTTTGCTCAATGGAATAATATGGTCTTCTGATAAAGTTATTTCACTTTCTTCTTTTCCACAGCAAGGGCAAGTAAAGCCATATTGTGTTTTTAGTAATTCCCATTCTCCTTGAGTGTGATAACCATCTGCGTTTAATTTTCTTGCTCGTCTTCTTTCATTAAGATAAATTTTTCTTTTATAAGTATGTCTACCGTCTATCCATAAATGACTTTTTTCTCCTCTTTGAGCATTCCGTATCTTTCTTCTATGTTCTTCGGTAAATGGTTTTCTTTTATAAACTCCTGATGGCATAGTATTCTTTAGTCATATTTATTTATTATTTTAATTTTTGAATTTCAATCATTATATCTTCTTGTCTTGTCAAAATAGTTTCTAAATCTGATTTTGATTCTCTTGCATTTTCTTGTTTCTTCCACTCCTCTGCATATTCATTTAACCTATCTTCTTCATCTATGCTGATAAATTCTTCCCAGTGTTCTTGAAAATTGTCCTTAATGCAGTGAGTTTCCTCTATGCACTTACGTTCTAAAAAACTTGTAAATGTCATTTTATTTATTGGTTAATTCTTTTATTTTTTCTTCACTAAACTTTGAACCTTTTTCTTTTTTAGCTTTTAAATAGAACTTATAACAAACCTTAAATCCTTTATTAACTAACTCTTCATATTCTTTTCTAAAGTCGCCATTAAGAATATAGAACTTATTATCTTTACCTTCTTTCACAAGTGCCGTTTCTTCTCCTGTATAGTTCTTATCTTTTCCTGTAGCACAATGAAGAACATCATCTAACATACCACCAAGTTCAGTAGAACGAGTATTTGGATTATATGAAAGATAGAAACCTTTTCCTTGAAGAGTAGAATTACGTCCTCCTCCCAAAAATGGATTTGGCGTTTCCCATTTTACTTTGTTCATTTGATTAAAATTATATTAAATTGAGAACACATTTCTTTTTGGTAACTTGTTGAATAGAAAAGGGGGTATGATTTGGATTGGAGTTGTAGTTGTTCACATTCTACTAATTCGTGGCGGTCTATTCCTTTTGTGATTATAAAGCTTATAAAAAGAAGAAGGGCGAGAATTGATATAATGTATTTCATTGTTTTGCAGAAGTTAGATTATGTATATCAGCAGGGGTAAGAAAGGAGATTGAGTTTTTTGGGATTAAACAAATCTTAATTTATTTGTTAGATTGTTTTTAATCCGATTGCTCGTTGTTATCTTCTGTCTTACCCTACCTTACTTTTTAACTCCTACATTAAGTATATATCCTTTACAATTCTTTGTCAAGCGTTGAGTTATCCACAGCCCTCCTGTAATGATAAAAAGCCAACTGCCGAGATATGTTAAGAGTATCGCCAATTTCTGAAAACGAAAGATTGGCGTTTCGTAAAGATAACACTTTTTCTTGAATGTCTTTTATTTTTGAAATACGCCCTGATTTATTTTTTCTCATATTATAATTATAGTCTTTTTGCAGTTCTTTGTCAATGAGTTTTCCACAGGTGTTCAGTTTCCGCCCATTCATTTTCAGGAACTCCATTTTCATAAAGCCACACACAAGCCCTTAATTGCTCGTCAGGATTTTTCCAATCAATTTCTCCAATCGCTTTTTCTATCATCTCACGGGTGGATTTTATAATCTGGCAAAATCCTATCGCACTGCTCTTTGGGTTCTTGGCATTTGAATCGTTGCTACTTTCAAACCAGATTATTCTGTTCAGTTCTGCATAAGGAGTGAGGTTTGCTCGTTTAATAATTCGGTCAATTCCCATTAAACTTCCTAAAGTATGGCTTTCTATTGTAAATGGTGGATATCCACTTATTAGACAATTATCAGTAATTTTGATTTCTTCTCCATAATCTAACTTTCCTGCCCTTAAATAGATGATAGAATCAGCTTGTGAGGGCTTGATTGGCTGTGTAATGGGTTCTACTTGGCATAGTGAGTATTTAGCCATTAAGAGAAGAATTATTAGGAGAATGGGTGATTTGGAGTTCATAGTAACGTTCCTTGTTTAATTTTTCCTAAAACACAATCTAAAATATGTTTTCCGGTTTCTGGTGCAACACAATTTCTTAATGTCTTCATTTTATCTATTCCACTATATTTAGATAAATCAAAACCTTTTCTTTCTTGTAATTTTTCTATTCCACTATCGTGTTCTCTACTCTTACCAGTTTTAAATTCTACAATTAAGAAGTTTGCCCACCACCAATGGCTCTCTAGTTCTTGTGGCTTAATTAAAGGTTCGTACCAAGCTATTACATTCTCAACGCAATACTTTCCCTTAAAATAACCTTGTAAGAACAAAACTTCTTGATACAAACTCATCTCTGGGTAAATTGCTTCGTTTTGTCCCCTAGCAACTGCACTATTCTTTCTAATTTTTGAATGACTAGGACAAGGTGGACTACTCCATATAAAATCAAACTCCTTGTAATGTTCTAATAAGTATTGGTGAGCATCTCCAACAATTACTTTGTCATTAGGAAAAAAGTCTTGATATATTCTTGCTATTTTAGGATTAATTTCCACCATAGTGATTTCGTGATTATCACCCCATAATTTACGGTTACCTCCAATTCCTCCATAAGTCTAAGATTTTTAGTTTTTTCATTTAACTGAACTAAGAAATAATTGCTTATGTTCGCCTTGAACGATGTCTTTAATAATGTGGCCCTCTCTAATTTCAAAATTGATTCCGCTCCAATAAGCCTCATCACTTGAAAAATCTTTAATTGAAACTTGATGTTTTTCAGGCAACCAATAATCTTCCTTATGCCCTGTTACTTTACTTATAATTGCGTATTTAGGAATTAATTTACCTTTACGAAAATCTGATGCTTTAGTTGTTAGGCAATAATTTCCTGCTTGTTCTCCTGTCTTTGCGATTAGTCCGTGAAATCTCAATTTTGAGAGGTTGCCAACCATCACAGAAGTTAAACATCCATTCTTAATCATTAAATCGTAATTTTTTGTTGTTGGTCCAATCTCGAGTTCCTTGCGAGGGTGTACACAATTAATCCCTTTATTATAAATTGCTACTGAAATTGCTTTTAGAGTATCGATTGACCCTTTGTCGATTGGTAAAAGGTAAGTTTTCGTCTGTCCGCATCCATCACATTTTTCAGGTATATATTTTTCTTGGAGTTTAAAGCTGGTCATATTTTTTTATTTTTTATTTATTATTGATGTTTTATTTAGAAATTAGTTTAGTTTGTTCCTGAAAAATCTGCCAACAATCTGTCCTGTCTTTATAGTTCCACAAAGCCCATTGTTCTGCCCTACTTCTTGAATTAAAGCGAATTTTTAAGGGAATAAGATTATCTTTAACTTTTGCTCCTCTAAACTCTCCAGAATTTTTAATGTAAAAAATACCAAATTTTCCTTTTTTATCTGGTCTTCTATGAAAATTATACCTTTGGCTTGGCTTAAAACCTGATACTATTTCGCCTTTCTTCCTCATTTCTTCAATTTCTTTTGTCGTTTTAAACAAAGTTATAAGAGGGTCGCCAATTCCTTTTTCCGCTAATTTTCTTTTTATTTTGAATAAGATTGACATAGTTTTTTATTTATTATTATTTATAAATTATTTCTGATTCTAGTCCGGCAAACTCTAAAAATTCGCCGAAAGGATCAATACAATACCACTTGTTAAATTTTTTAATCATTTTCATATCTCTAAAATAAGGTTCTTTTTCTTTTGGTTTTAGTATCTCGAGCCATTTTTTTAAAACTGTTTCAATCGTGTAGTCTAAACCTCTACTATCAGCCCATTTTGCTACCTTGTTTAATTTTTCTTTTGCCTTATCTACATTCTGGTCGCAGAGGATAAGTAATTCTTTAGCTGGTTTGACGTGGCGACCATAAACAATATCATTATCTTTGTAAAATTTTTTATCTTTATAATCCCAACCTTTAAGAACGAAGAAGTGATTTACTATTTGATTGGGTTTTGGTTTGTCTTTTTCTAATTTATTCATCTTTAGCAACTTTAGTTGCAGTATTAAATGTTATTATTTGTAATTATTAATATATATATAATAGGACATTCTGTCTCACTCTACTAAGACATTGTGTCTTAGTTACTAGGACATTATGTCCTAGTGGTAGACATTTCAGCATATTCTTTTTTAAGTTTCATCATAACTACTTTTTCATACCATTTTTTAGTAGTTCTTAAATGTTTTGTTATAGGGTCTTTCTCTACTAACCCTTTCTTTATTAATCTTTTTGCATTTCTAAATACAGTTTTTTCGCTAATTCCAAGAAAATCTGCAATATATTCTTTAGAAGCAAAACACCAACCTTTAACTTTACTATCAGGATTATTTGATAAATGATAAATGCTATCTGCCGTGCAATACTCGGATAAAGTTATTCCTAATTTTATTCTTATGGCGTGAAGTATTAAAGTAAATCTTAATTGTTGTTTCATAATTTTAATTCCAAACTAAAAAGGACAGACGATAATATGCGTGGCTTAAGTAAACCACCCTCTTGCGAGGTTATCATCTGACCTTTGCAGTCAATAATTAAATTGTGATTACTTAAATTCTGCATATTACATCTATTATATACCCATTGTTTTTAAAAGTCAACTATCTTTTATTTTTATATAAGTTTACTCTTGGTAAATCATACTCCCTAATAGCTCGTGATATATATTTACTTACAGCGGGTTGATAAATACCAGTTTTTATTGCCAATTCAACTACGGTATTTTTATCAAAAACAGCTAACATATAATACTGTAAAGCCTTATTGTTTGTTCTATTTTTCCGACAATTCTCATTACAGTATTTTTTATTTCTTTTACTAGGAATAACTTCAATTTCCTTTTTACACCATTTACATTTAATTTTTATTCGTTCAACTAATTTTCCAGAACGATTAAGAGTTATATTCTTATTTAGATGATATGTAGAATGATAAGAACCGTGGCACTTCCTACATAAAGTAATAAGATTTGATGGATCGTTATTTCTATCATCAAAATCTAAATGATGGATTATTAATTTACTAGACTCTTTCTCTTTACCATCACACAAATTAGCCCACTGACAACAATAACCATCTCTTTCTTTTATACGATTATATAGTTCTTTCATCAATTTTTTGTTGCAACAAGGAGAATTGTACCCAGAAGTAATTTGATGAACGCGTTGACGACTAATGTTGACTTTATATTTTTCTGTTATTAACTTAGCAATATCACCATAAGACAAGAATTTTTCACGAAGATTTATTATTTCTCTTTTTTGCTTCTTTGTAATTCCCCATATTCTTTTATAAACACCACTTGGCATAATTTTATAATTAAACACTCCCAACTGCGAGGAGGGGAGTGTTGTATAAAAAAGACCTCGCAGCTAATTAAAGTATAACACACTTCTTTAAGGATAGCAAGAAAAAAGTGGGGATATTTTATCCCCTGCTATTACTAGCAATTATGGTTCTGAACATTTTAATGTTCTTTCTCCATAGATTTTCTATGTGCTGTCTAAAATGACAATAAGTGCAAAGAGTTATACCATTATTTTTATGATTGGCTTCGTATATAGACCAGCCATACTCTTTTAAGCAAACACTTTTTTTGCAAATGTGGTGAACTTCTAAGTCGGTTTCTCTGCCACAAATCTGACAAGTAAAGTTATCTCTAACCTTGCAATCCATTCTTGTAGCAAAACTAAATCCTTTTATGCGTTTTCTTCTTCTGTGTTTTCTTCTCGTTTCTTTTCACCTTTTATAAAATTTAAAAAAAACTACATGTATAAATCTTTGTTGCCTCGTTCTTTCTTTTCAGGTTCTAAATCTTCGTTTTTTAACATATCTAAAATGACTTTACTGTGTCTAACTGCTTCGTAGCCAGCAATAGTATCAAGTCTGCTAATAACGCTTTCTGATATATGAGAAATAGTTTCAAGTTTAGCTCGGTTGGAAATTGTAACTTCTCCAGTGAGCATTTCGGCGTAAGCTTTTAGAGCCTTAATATCTTCTCTGAGTAGCCCTTTCAACTCTTTATTCATTTCGTCTGCTTCTTCCATTTTTATTCACCTCGATAAGTTTTTAAATTACTACCTATAATATAGCATATTTTTAACAAAAAAACAAGCAGAAAATCGGCTTGTTTAATCGTGAGTAGAATAAATCACACTTTTATAGATGATACCCCACTCAATTTATTGAGAAGTTTCTTCAGAGCCTGTTCCCTTTTGGATACCAGTATCTTCACTGTCTTCCGGCCATTCTAAATCTTTTTCTTCCTCTTCGTCTTTCATCTTTTATTAAATTTACTTATAAGAATACTAAAGAGTGGCTTGATATTACTGAATAATCCTGAAGCAGATATTCCCATACCTATACCAAGAATAATCATTTCTGGAGTATATATAAATAAATTAAGACACCAAGACCAAAAAATTCCAACTACTATACTTGTTGCTGGTATCCAACCTTTCTTAATTTTAAAAGCTCTTTTGAATGTTTCCGTTAAAGCAACGACAACAGCAATCATTTCTATATAATATAATGCACTATTTAACATTTGTATTTAATTGATTGATAGTTGACTTTTATTTTCTTCTACCTTTACCAGTTTTGCTAGTAACTTTGCAACCTCCTCTACCTTTATTAGCTCTTACGCCTTTTCCGCTACCATCTCTCTTGGGGGTATTTTTTGCCATTTTTAAAATTTATTTGAATAATTGACCTTTAAAATTCAATTTCTGAAAGTGAGTATGTCCAATCTCCTATAGCGACTGGGAGGTCATTTTCTATCTCTATAAATTTTCCTGTTTGTGTTTCTAGTAAGTATGCCTTTAATACATTACCTTCTACTGCTAAGAAAATGCAAGCTCTGTGCCAAATCTCTTTTCCATTCTCCAACATAACCTTGATACCTTTTGCTAGTGCTACTGAATTTATATTATATATCCCAGATAAATGTGCTTTAAACTCTAATGCAAAGTCATCACAGTTATGAACTAAAAAGTTTCCAGCAAAAAAGTGTCCTGAATCAGTATTAATATCATAAACTTTTGTAGTCCCCCTATTTTCTCTTATAAAATTTCTTTTCTTGACATTAAGCTTTAATCTATTTGGGTATAACGAAATTACTGGACAATCACTTCTTTTGTCGTAGCCAACAGACGAGTCCCAATTAATCTTATTAGCAATTATTTGTAGTCCTAATAGGGCTGTTGGAGATTTACAACAAGCCTGATATCCATCTCTCACTAAACAACCATCTCCAATTAAGAATCCTTCCATAAAGGCTAATTTTGAATCCTTGTTTGCGTTTAAAATAATACTAGGTATAATTTTTTCTCTATTCTCATTATAAAGTATTGGTTCAAATAACTCTACTAATTTTCTTCCATTTCCATAATTCTTCTTTGCTTTAAGCCTGAACATATCTCTTCTAGCTGTAAAACCACCCCTAACAGAACCTTTCTTTTGAGAATCGTATAAAACTATTTCCATTGGTATCTTGAAAGCTTTTTCTATTCCTTTTTTACATCTTTCCAACGCTTCTTTCTGGAACATATCAATGTGCCAACTCCAACCATAATCAGTAGTTTTAGTTTGATAACATCTACAAGTCCCATCTGCCATAAAAACACCATAAGTATAAGCTAAGTCTTCATCTATCGGTTCATTATTACTAAACATATCCCAATTGTTATTATGGGTAAAACTCATTTTATTCCAACCAATCCTTTCTACTTCTCCTACTTTAGTCCATTTTTTTCTTAAATAAAATTTATGGTCTTCTGTGGTTTGAATAAAACCATTTCTTTTCTTTATGGTGATAATATCTTTATTACTTTCTTTCTCTTTCACCCAATTTATCCTAGTCCATCGTGATTCACCAGTAATCAGACTTTTATCTAAAACAAAAGTATTTTCTGGTAAGCAAGACAATTCTTGAACTGCTTTTATTTGTACTTTTCCATCTATTTTAACTAATAAAGGGGTGTTTGGTAATAAGCAATCGTGGACTTCTGAAATGTAATCTTTTCTATCAATCCAGCTATATTTAATTATGTCCTTCATTACGTTTAAATCTATAACTGAATACTGGAAATCTGCAAACCTTAATTCGTTTACAGAAAAACCCATATCACTAAAGAGATAGGTTATTTGTAGTTTATTAATGGTTCTCTTAATCTTTAAGTTAAAAGCTTCTTTTAAAAACCACTGTCCTTTTTCTATAAGCTGACTGCCTAATTTTTTATAAACATCTCTTTTATTCATACCTATATGATAGCACAAATTAGAACAATTTGAAAGCTACTTGAGTTAAAATAGAAACAATAGCAACCACTCCTGCTAACTTGATAGACATACCATCAATTCTCTTGTCTAACTCTTTTATTTGATGAGGTATATCGTTAGTAACTTGTTTCTCAATACGGTCAATTTTCTTGTCCATATTCTTGATATTGGTTGCATTTCTTACTATCTCTATTCTGTTACTACTTGTAGTTGATTCCGTCATAATGTTTGACAATTTCTCTTATTATGATATACTTATATAATAATATGGAGTTATCTACATTGTCAAATTATTTATTAATACCCATAGTTTTCTTAATAGGAATTGTTGTGGGTTTCTTCGTTGGAAAGAAACAAATTATTAAAAATAAGATAATGCCTGTTTTTGAAAAGAAGATTGATGAGAATTTAAAAGTTCTCCACAAATCAGAACCTAAAACTTTTGAACAAAAAAGGTCGGAAGCTTTAGAAAAAGATAAACCAATAATTAAAACATTTCACAAATGAAAAATAAAAAAATAATAAAAAGAAAAAATTTATTACCAAAAAAATGTTCTCGTTGTGGTGATTTTCTAATGCACGGTATGTCTATTTTCTTTCTTCCTTATGAGCAACGTTATGTTTGTTTCTGTGGAGCTTGTCATAGAGGATTAAAATTACCAGAAAACTTATTCGTTAGAAAAGAATTTTCTAAAGAAAATTGGGAAAATTTTTGGAATGAAAAAATATGAAACCAACAATAGGAATTTTAACATCCTTCTACGAATTTGATTCAGCCTACTCGTTATGTAGCGTGGTTGAAAGTCAATTAACGGCTCTGGTAAAATATGGTTACAAGACAGTGCTTTTCGTTCACGACAATTTTAAAGATGACGACAAAGTGCCAAAAGGGGTAGAAATTAGAAAGATAGTTCCACGTTTTACATTAGTAGATTATAGTGGTCATCAACCAGTAGATGATGATTACCAAAACCAAGTTGAGACTGCTTACAAGGCTCTTAAAGAACACACTAAAGACATAGATATAATCATAGAACACGATATGATTTTTCAAGGCTGGTTCTTGCCTTACTGCGAAGCAATACATAAATTAGCCAAAGAAGCTAAGATTAAATGGTTTCACTGGATTCACTCAGTTCCTAATTTAATGCCTAATGGTTTGGAATACCCTCATACATTAAGATACCAGTTACCAGCTAATTCAAAGTTAGTATATTTGAATAATTTTCATTTAATTAGGGCGGCGGAATCATATAGCTTATTCCCTAAAGATGTCAGAATAATACACAACCCAGTTGACCCTCGCTTATTCTGGAACTTATATCCATTAGTTAAATCTCTAATAGACAAATACAACATCTTAGAAGCAGACTACTTACAGATATATCCAGTCTCAACGCCAAGAATGATAAGTGGAAAACAAGTAAACATCGTGATAGAGGTAATGGCTAAACTTAAAAAAGCTGGTAAGAAAGTATGTTTAATAGTCTGTAATGCTCACGCTAATGCCGATAAGGACAAGAAATTAATAGACGATATGTTAAGACTTGCCGAATCTAAAGGATTAGAAAGGACAGATGTGATATTCACTTCATTAGAAAATGTCCCAGAGAACGAACACGGAATTCCAAGAAAAGTAGTATCTCAATTATTCCAATTATCAAACTTGTTCGTATTCCCATCTATTTCAGAAAACTGCTCACTTATTCTTTTAGAGGCTATGCTATCTAAATGTCTGTTAATTCTAAATGAGTCAGTTCCACCATTAAAAGAGTTTGCCGGAGAAAACGCCCTATACTTCAAGTTCGGTGGATTAGATGAAAAGATTAACTTTGACAATAGAGATGGATTTATGGAAGATGTAGCTAAGATAATAGTTTCAGAGATGAGTACCAATCGTGCTCTTAAAGGGTCTAATAAAATAAAGCAGAAATTTTCGTATGATTGGATTTTCAAAAACCAAATACAACCTCTTTTCTTTGAACAATAATGCCATTTAAAGATAAAGAATATAATAGAGTATATCAAAAAGAATGGGCGAGAAAGAAATCTGGTTATCCAAAACAGAGAATATTAAAAGGAGAGTGGTTTAATTGTGAAATTTGTGGAGAAAAATTTTATAGAGAACAATCACATATTAAAAAAGGGATTACGAGATTTTGTTCATCTAAATGTTGGGGTAAACAATTAAAAAATGATTTTAAGAAAGGAATAAGAACAACTCCAGTAAACTTAAAGAATAAAGGTAGAACTCGTTTCAAAAAAGGAGATGAAAGAATTACAGGAAAGAATCATCCTAATTGGAAAGGAGGTATTACTCCAGAAAATCATAAAATCAGGAATAGCATAGAAGCTCATTTATGGCGAGAAGCAGTATTTGCTCGAGATAATTGGACTTGTCAGAAATATGGAATAAAAGGAGGAAAATTACGTGCACATCATATCCAAAACTTTGCTCAATATCCCGAATTACGTTTTGCAATAGATAACGGAGTTACTTTATCAGAAAAAGCACATAGAGAGTTTCATAGAAGGTACGGAATCAAAAACAACACCAAAGGTCAATTAGAAGAATTTTTAACTAATTAAAATAATTAAACAATAGACCAATGATTAAAACTTTTTGCGATGTCTGTGGAAAAGAAATTAAAAAAGGCGATGAACTTGCCTCAATAACTTCAATAGAGAAACAATACACGTTAAAAAACACACAAAGCCAACCAGTACAAGTAACAAGATTAGTTTGTGATAAATGCTTTGAACCAATTAAAAAGATATTCAAAGATGCCAAAAAATAAAAGGTTCTGTGAAGTATGTGAAAAAGAAATACCATTAGATTTTGGTAATAATCTTTGTGTAGATTGCTACAACAAACAAGTAAAAGAGATTGATGGTAGAAAGGCTCAAGAAGCCGAAGAAAGGAAAGCAAGGGGTAAAGAGTTAAGTACAGCCCCAAAACCATTGGAGAAGCCCATTAAAGACCCCACAGGACACAATAAGAACGGAATTACCGACCCAAAATACAAAGAAAACCCTGAAATGGAAGATAAAGACCAATGGAAGTTTAACATCATACAATTTGAGAAATCGGGCAAATTGTTATGGGGTGATACAAGAGCAATGTACACTTTCATTAAAGACTTCTTTATAAGAAGGGTTTTAGACCACCCACAATACCCAAAGTATATCTGGAAACCTAAAGTGGTAGATGTAGGTTGTGGTTGTGGAATAGGAAGTAATGTCTTATCTCAAGAGTCTGATTTTGTTTGGGGTATAGATAAAAACGCAGAGTCAATCAAGTTTGCAAAAGAGGCTTTTAATAGACAGAAAAACGGCATCTATTACTCTTCCCAAATTTCTTTTGACAACATTGATATTATCAACGACTCAAGAGAGTTTATGCAGTTTGATTTTGTAGTATCTATAGAGGTAATAGAGCACGTCTTTGATTATAAGAAGTTTTTAGAGAACATAATTGTTTTCGCCAAAAAAGACAAAAGGGGAAGTTATGATGTTAAAAATGGAGCTACTGAATTCTTTATCTCAACTCCTAATAGAAACCATCCTAAAATAAGTAAAGTCCAGCCAGGTAACAGATACCACACTAGGGAATGGAAATCGGAGGAGTTTTACAATGTCTTATCAGAGTATTTTGAGAAGATAGAATTCTTGACTAATAAAGGAGAACCAACAGAAATTTCCAATAGCGAAGCAATAGTTTTAGCAAAATGTAGTTTGCCTAAGATATGAAGAACAGACCACTAATATCAGTTATCATACCGGCACGCAATGAATTTAGTGACATAGTCCATACAATTTATTCCATAGCTCACTGCTTAGAAGCAGACGGGTTTACTTATAAAGATTTTGAAATAATAGTAATTGATAATTGCTCTAATGATGATGAATTCCCAAGAACTGGAAACTCTGGAACGACTAACTACATAATGCCGAGAGGGATTTATTGGAGCAGAATCTTAAGAGTAATCAGAGACCCAATGGCTGGTAATCACTCTGCTCGTAATATAGGAGCTAAGGCGGCTTTAGGAAAGTACCTATGGATAAGTGATGCTCATATGGCTTACAGACCAGGGTTTATTAAAAACGCCATTAAGACAGTAGACGAAACAGGTGGTATGGTTCACGGAGTAATAGGTTGGATGGGTGCTTACCCACCAAGCCCTCATACTTTAGGCCATCAATACACTATTAAATTAGGCGAAGAAATCAAAGGAACTTGGAGTAATCGTTGCCTATCTACTGAAAAATCATTTTATATTCCTGCTTTGGGGCATTGTTCTGTGGTAGTTAGAAAAGACCAATTTTTAGATTTTGGAGGTTACCCTGGACTAGACGATTCCAAAGCACATCTAACAGCTTACGGCGGTGGAGAGTTTTATTTAGATATGAAATGGTGGATGTTCGGCTCTACGGTATCAGTTCACCCACAAGCCATAGGTTATCATTTAGCTTCATCAAGAGGTTATTCTTACAATCACGACCACTATAAATACAACGTCTTGGCTATCAGCTACGCTTTAGGTATGGATGATTGGAGAGAAAGAGCCTACTTAAATTGGCTTAGAAAAGGTAGAAAAGAAGTAATGGACAGCATAATGAAGATGTCGGCTGTCGCTATGAAAGGGGAGAGAAGATTCATAGATAAAAGAAAGAAAAAGACTTTTAACGAAATACTTGTTTCGCAACCTTGGGACAAACTAAATATGGAAAAACACGGAAAAAAGAACGGAGGATTAAGTATTTTCCAGTGGAGTTGGTTAGAATTAATGCGTGACGCACCAGAATATGTACAAGAACTTTATAGAAAAAGTAAAACTCAACAGAAATTAGCAGACTTTATAGAAAAGAATCTAAAAGAAAATATCTATAGAGGAGCAGAATATGAAAAGAAATATGACAAGGAAGGTTTGACAAAATTAAGAAAGTTGATATAATTAAAATAGCTGACGGGTCTTTTTTATACAACGCTCCCTGCCTGTCAGTTGGGGGCGTTTAATTTTAAAGTTATGCCATTCAAAAAGGGTAATACAATTGGCTCAGGATATAGATTCAAAAAAGGACACCCAAATTTTACTTTATGGGGAAAAGGAAGAAAGCATACTGAAGAGTCAAAAAAGAAAATTAGCCTAGTTCAAAAAGGGAAACCGAAACCTAATATATCTAAAGCGTTAAAAGGTAAAAAGCATACAAAAGAAGCAAAGCAAAATATGAGTCGTGCCCAAAAACTTAGTTATGCTAACTCAGGAAGAAAAGGATATTGGAAAGGAAAAAAGATGTCAGTAGAGCATAGAAAAAAGATTAGTGAGGGCATTAAAAATGTAAAAGAAAAACTCCACTGTTGGAAGGGAGGAATTACGCCAATAAATGCTAAGATAAGGAATAGCTTTGAGTATAAATTATGGCGAGAAGCAGTTTTTGAAAGAGATAAATGGACTTGCAGATTTTGTGGACAAGTTGGAGGAAAGTTAAATGCTGACCATATAAAACCATTTTGCGATTATCCAGAATTAAGATTTGCAATAGATAATGGTAGAACTTTATGTGTTAGTTGTCATAAAAAAACAGACACTTATTTAAATAATTATAAAAGGAAATGATATTATTATTAATAACAATAATCTTTCTTGTAATACCAATCACTCTTTATATAATGGGAGTGATTCTTTGGAAATTGAATCTTTAATCAAATAGATTTTGGATTGATGTAGGTAAAACTATTCTTAATGCTTCTTCAATATCTTTAGGAGATAATCCAATTGACTTACTTAATTCTATAATTTTACTTCCTACTTCTGTTTTAACTTTAGCAAAAGCACCTGGTCTTAATCTAACAAATGGAAAGAATTTACTGATAGCTACTGGCAATTTACCACCATCAGAAAATCTCTTGGAAGCAACATCAGCCACAGCTTCTACTCCTTTTAATAATGTCGTTAATTCTTTATTTATATCCCCTAATTTAGGGACTTTATTTATTTGGTCTCTTAATTCATTTCCTACTGTTTTGAATATTAAATTCTCAGTTACTTTTTTAGATTCACTCAAAGCCCCTTTTGCAGTTTGTCTAGCTGTATCAAGAGCTCTTTTAATGGTTAATGCTTCATCTACAGGAATTAAGTCGTTAAACTTATCAACTCTAGCATTTTCTCTAACAATATTAACTCCTTGTCTAATTTGTGCAGCAGTTTTGGGTTTGTTAATTTTGTCAAACCTCTTAGCTAAGTCATCTAATTTATCGGCAATAGGTTGGATTCTAATAACATCCGTTGATTCGTCTGCTAATCTGTCCAATGTTTTTCTAAGTCTTGGCACTCTTCTATTTATTTGTCCTACCATTTCTTCTAGGCTACCTTTAATATTAAGTCCTGCCAGTTTTTTGCCTATTTCTTCTGGGTCTTTTTGAATAACATCCTTAAATTCTCTGCCGATTTTAGCAAATTCTTCTTTAAATTCAGCTGGTTTTTGTTTTATAAAATTAGAGAAATCTTCTCCAAATGATTGAAGAAAAGGTTTTGCTTTTTTAGATTGTGCTAAGATTTCTTGTCTTGCTGGTTGATTTATTAGTAAACTCATCAACATCGTAGGGTCTCCAAAAATATCTACAGCTAACCCACCAGGAGTTCCAGGAGCTAATTGTTCAATTCCAGCTTCACCAAATACTCTACTTGGTTCTAATTGTCTAGTAGGTGTCATTACTCCAGCTCCAAATCCCCTAACGACCTCTGTAGGAATTCTGCTTATTTCTCTACCAGCTTCTCCAAAGGCTTCACCTGCAGGTCTGCCTCCTAATGTTTCACCAACAGCTTTTAATCCAGCAGTTGATACTGTTTGAGGGATTTGTGCCACTTCTTTAGCAGCACCTAAAACACCACTAAGTCCTTCAAAAAACTTACCAGTCAAACTTAAAGATGTTTGCTGTTTGGGAACTTTAGTTCCTTCTTGAGTTTCAGTAGGATAACCTTCTAAGGTATGTCCTTTTTGCCTTAATCCAGAAATAATACCTTCTGGAGTAGTTCCAGCTGGTCTATTGTTTAGTATTTGAATGATTTGGTTTTTGTTTAAGTCTGCCATATTAATATCCTAAATTTTTAAGGTAATCTACATCGGCTTGTGTAGCATCAATAATGTCTGTTTCTATTGCTCCTGTATCAGTTTCAAGTTTTTCCCTTAATAATCGTTGCATATTATCACCTGCAGCTTGTGCGGCTTTTGGCTCTTGAATAAGTCTATTAGGCATAAGTTCTCTATAAAACTCTCTGTCCTTGTCTGTTAATCTACCATTTTCTACTAATCTAGCTAATGTTTGACTAACAAATCCTACAGATGTATCAAAAGCACTTACCTCTTTGTTCTGCCTACACTGAAATGGGTCAACTGGGCCAACAGGAAATGTTCCTTGTATACTTCCTTTACAACTATCAGGAACTGCTTTCCATTTTTTCATAACATCACCCATTTGGTCTCCAATAAACGTAAGGTCTTGCTGGTCTTCTGCTTTTAATGCCGCAGTAAATCCAACAGCATTTAATTCTGGTGCAAGTTGAGCTCTCTGTGTTGGAGTTATATCTGTTAGGTTAATAGTTCTATCATATACAGCTTTTGCTAATGGGGATAAATCTTGTGGGCTTTTAATTTGGGTTGGGTCGGTTGGTTGTTCCTTTTGTTCCTCAAATGATAATTTTTTCTGTGCTATGTCTAAATTAGCTTGGGCAATTCTTCTTTGGTCAAGAGTTACTGCTTGGCTAAAAGCTGTTTGAGCAGCGGCAACTTCCTGTTGGGCTTTCAATCTTTCTTGAGTTACATCAAATTGCCTTACCTGTTCTGCTTGTTGTGTTGCCAATCTTTCTTCTGTTACTACAGCTTTCTTTGCCGCAAGAGTAGCTTCTACCTTGCCTGTTAGAGGGTTAATTGCATACCCTAAAGCTCCCAAAGAGTTAATGGCTTCTGTCCTGCCTTTCTGTGCTTCCTTAACTATATCTTGGGCGGCTGTTTCTAATCCTTGTGCTATTAAAAGGGCGAACTTTCTATCTACTCCTAATACTTGAGATAGCTGGTCTGCCTCTATTGTTTTTAAACCTTTTGTTTTTGCTCCCGAAAAGAATAATCCTTTTGAAGCAATTTGTTGTATAAATGATTCTTTCTGACGTTGAGAACCTAATCTGATAGCTTCTTTTTGAGCTTCTTGTGATTCTTGTACTAATGGATAGGTAGCACTACCAGTTACTTGTTCTAATGCTTGTGATGCTACATCTCCAGCTTCTGGCACTTGAGGTAATAGACTGCTAGCGTCTAGGGCTAGAGAAGGTTGTTGTGTTAAATCAGGTTGTTCTGTTGGAAGTGGTTGAGTTCCTGTAGTTGCTTGACCTGTGGGTTGTTCTAATGGTGTTTGCTGTAATGGAGTTGGTGCTTGTGTTCCACCCCCCATACCTACCATAGCCACATCAAACAGATTCTCCGAAGTAATGCTAATACCTGTGCTTTTTTCTGCACCTCTTAAAGATTGTAATAGAGCTGTGTTTTGTTCAGCTGTTCCTCTAAACTCGCCTAAATTAGTACCTAAGCCCATTCTATTAAATAATTGTCCTCTTGTATCATAGAAAGGAAACTTCTCACCTGCTTGAGGTTTTAGCCCCCTTCCTTTTAAAAAGTCTACAATTGAAGTTGCTACGTTATTTGCCATAATTATTTTGCTAATATTGTTCTACTGCCGACTGTGTCTGATTCATAATGGAAGTCTATTTCTAATAAAGCAGCATCAGAAGCATAAGTATCTCCAACGTCTGCTGAATCTCTGAATAATCTGCATACTAACATACTTGATATACCAGTAATTCCACTTCCATCTATCACTGCAAAATCTATTCTTAAATGTTCCCAAGCTGTTGTTGAAGCTGCGTCTATTGTATGAATAGTAGTTGAAGCTCCAAATGTTCCATCTATATCTACCCAAGTATATTCTAAACTCCATCTTACATTTCCTGCACCAGTATCAGTAGGAGTCCAATGAACGTGTGGTGTTATATCTGTTCCTATTTTATAACTATGTGGCAGTTGAACTATAAAGTGTATTTCTTCTGCCCTACCTCCTCCATCAAATAAATATGTTTTTAATCCTCCTGCTGCTAAAAATGCACCGAAATCTGGAACTACATTTCCTGGTTTAGCAGTTGTAACTGGAACTCTTAAATCATCCCATACAGTTGCATTTCCGTGAAATACTACCGTACCATCTTTTTCTATTTCAGTATAGTTATCTGGATAATCTCCTAACCACCACCCTAAAGGATTGCCTGGCTTTTGGCGTATTACCATATTAATAAAATCTACCTCTAACGGTTCAAAATTCATTTCATCCCTAGATGTGTTTAATCCTGTTGATTTTAATTCTGTTGGTTTATCGTTTGATTCCATACTTTGTTTGTTCTAATGTTTCTCTTTCTTTTAATATTATACCATTAAATATGGTTGTAATGTCGGAGGTATTGGAAGTGATTTTAAATGCTATTCTATATCCTTGATTATTGTTTTCTTTAAGTTTTCTCTCGGTCATAGTGGCTTTAAAATCTCCTAAAGAAATCCAATCTGTAATATGGTCTCCTACATCTAACCTGTATGATACTTGAAATGTGCCTTGTTCTACAAGTACTGCGATTTTTCTTACCCTTGATAATTGGGTTGGTTCATCTCCTATATTATAAAATTTAGTTTCAGCAGTTGTTTGAATTGCGAGACCAGCACTGTTTGACATAAGGTTTGGGGTAATATCTCCTCCTCTCCTTACTCTTGTAGCTTGGTTATCAAGAAATGTATTTTCAAATAATCTCCAGTATTTTCCTCCTGTATCTCCTGCGAATAATGCTTCTCCGAATTGAGAAGTAGTAGCACCAGCTGTAGCCTCTGAAGGTTCTCCTGTTAAAAAAGTTTGAAAAGAACCAAAGTGAGCAAAGTTTGTATATGTATCGTGAACTGTCCAAGTTCCTTTAAGTGTATCATAAACAAGAACTACATCTTTTCTTGATTCAGGTTTCGTTGAATCGTGAAGATATAAAAAATACTTATTTCTGAATTGTCCTGCAAAACAATTTGTTATTACCCTACCTATCGTTGTTTCAAATTCTGGTTGGAAGTTTTCAAGGTACTTACTTATTGGGTCTGATATTTTTTGAGCTGATACTCCATTAGTTATCCACACTCCAGTTGGGCAGAAAGTGTATAACAACTCCCCTATCTTTTCAACAACTTTATGACTATACGCCCCAACATTCCATAATCTTTGTCTTAATTGAACTTCATCATAAGAGAAAATTGAATTCATTTTAAATATCAGTAAAGTATCATTCATCTCTGAAAGTCCTGTAACACTTTCTCCTCTATCATCTTCAACGTCAAAATAATCTGTAGTGTAATCTCCCCAATCTGTTGGGTCTCCTGGCTGACAAAAAGAAATTCTAATTGGAAGACCATTTCTTGTTCCTACTGCATCGGTAGCTCCTGCACCTGCTACATATATTCTATCTCTGTAATTTGTAGCAAATATGCCTGATGGTTCATCTGTATCTACAGTGGTTACGGCAGCACCATCAAAAGTAGCACTGTTTAATCTTCCATTTATGAAAAGTAAGTTATTAAGAACTGAAAAATATGCTCCAGAAGTAGTATTTACTCCTGTTGCTCCTATGCTTAAAATTTGATGTACTTCACTAAAAGCTGGGTGTATTGTTCTTATTCCAGTACATCCTGTAAAAGTAGCACCTGCTTGAGCTGTGTAAGCTATTATATCTCCGTTAATTTCTAGGTTACCAGTAGCAGTAAAATCAGCATTCATATTCGCTATGGTAATTATTGTTGTTGCTGGTGTTATTTCTAAAGTAGTATAATTTCCAAATACTTTATAAAGAGTACCATTAGCAGCTCTGTCTATAAACAAATGATTAACAGTTGGGGAACTTCCTAAAGTCTGTCTTGTAAATACAACTGATTCATCTATTATTCCGCTTTGAGTATCTCCAAATTGTACTATTCCTCTTCTTCTTTTTAACTTGCCTTGCTCATCAAAATCAAGATTTAAAGAGTCCTTTAACTGATTATCAGCCATTACTGAATCTGATGAATCTAAAACTAATCCACCTGTTAAATCATTAATTATTTTGTCTGCAAGTTTTGCCATTTATAAATTTATATTAGTAGGGTGGTCGTTCGGATTTCTAAACGCCCCGACATCTCTTACATAGTCATCTTTGTCTTTAATAGTGTAATAAGATGAAGTTGATTTTCTGCCGAACTTATCTCTTAATCTGTCCATTCCTTGGTCGTACTTTGATTTCATTCTGTCGTGCATAGCTTCATTTCCAAGTTTTCCTAAAGCTAATTCCATAGCTGTTCCATAGACTAAAGTTAGTGGGTCTGGGATTAAAGTCTCATCCATAATATCTCTTAACTCATTAGGTTCTCTGTTGGCTGTATAAATAATATCTCTTTCAACTATACAAACTGCGTCAGCGTGAATAGCGGCGAGGGTTTCTTCTAATCCTCTCCTGCAACCATTAAGGGTGGTAGCAGTTACAATAGCGTTATCAGCGTGAGCAACAGCTGTAGTAGCGTTTGCTGCTCTTGTACAACCTGTAAATGTAACAGCTGTAGTTCCTGTATATGTAATATCTTCTGAATCAATAGTTACTGTTCCAACTGCTGGAAAGCCTGTAGTGCTATCTACTGTTAGAGTAACAATAGCAGCAGTAATAGCTCCATCTAAAGAATCCTTTACGTCTTTACTCGTATATGAAATAACCTCTAAAGAATTAATTAAAGCTCTTCCTTGTGCTTCAAAGTCTGAGTTATCTTCTAACATAATTACTGTAGCGGCGGCTGTAATAGCACCATCTAAAGTATCTGTAGCGGCAGCACTTGAAGGTGTAGGGTATAAAAATATATCATTGTTCCAAATGTGGTGATGGGTAGGGTCTCCAACTCTCGCTGTATCCCAATGTAGCATATTCCATCTTTTCCTGTTTATTTTAGCCATTGGTGTTCCTTTAACAACCATTGTATGTGATTTTCCTACAACTACATCAGTATCAATATCATATTGCCTTTGATTGGCTACTGTAGAGTCTGAAAATATGTCTTCATAAAATGGCCATAATCTTTCGTGAGAAATATCTCTTTGCTTTTCGTTCACTTCTTCAATAATATCTTCATCTCTTAATGTTCTGAAATCTGGCTCATCTAAATGTCTTCTAACCATTTTAATAATTCTTCCTAATGATTTAGGTGTGTATCCTGTATAAGGAATAGGGTCTGAATACTCTGAATAAGTAGCCCCATTTCTAAATCTTACAAATCCAAAACCAGTAATGTTGGTTATATCTTCGTATCTGGTAAATAAGTCATCTGGTTGTATTTCATTAGCAGCTTCCATAACTGCCTTAACTCCTGCAACTGTAGCAGACCTTGAAAACTCTATTTGGTTGTAATCTATTCTATAAACTGGTTCATCTACAGCGTGGACATATCTTGCCCCACCTGCTCCTGATTGGTCTATTGTAAGAGCAGTTCCATCGGCAACAACACCATTAATTTGTAAAAGTTCGGAAGTTTCTGTTCCAATTTCTCCTATAATAATGTAATCGTCATCAGCCCAAGCATTACCGTCAACAGCTTTTACCGTTAAAGTAACACCTGCAACTGCTACTGGGGCTGTCAAGTAGGTGCGTTCTCTATCCTTTATTAGTTCGTTGTTTCTCGCTAAAAATAACATTTTGGTTTATGGTTATTATTTTATTATGGCCTACTTGTTCTCTTAATGTCAAGAATTGGCTTAACTGGCTTAATATCTAAAATAGGAATTATGAATGGTGGTGCTGATGTTGTTGATGATGTAGATGTAGAACTGGAAGTACTGGTACTTGTAGAAGTGGATGTTGATGTAGAAGTACTGGAAGTAGTAGATGAACTACTGCTCGTTGATGAGGTTGTAGAAGTAGAAGTTGATGTTGATGAGGATGATGAACTTGTGGAAGTTGATGTAGAAGTTGAACTTGTAGAACTAGATGATGTAGATGTGCTAGTACTGGTTGAAGTAGAACTCGTTGTACTACTTGATGTGCTCGTTGATGTTGAAGTACTGGTACTAGAACTCGTGCTTGAAGATGTAGATGTACTCGTGGATGTAGACGTACTTGAACTAGTGCTTGAAGATGTAGTTACTGTAGTTGTTGAAGTTGAAGTTGAAGTGGAAGTTGAAGTACTCGTAGATGTAGAACTAGAGGTTAATGTACTCGTTGAAGTGCTAGTACTGGTAGACGAACTACTACTTGAGGAAGATGTTAATGTCGTTGTAGAAGTACTCGTTGAACTGGAAGTACTTGATGATGTTACTGTTGTTGTTGATGTAGAGGTTGACGTAGACGTACTGGTGGTTGTGGAAGTGCTTGTTGATGTAGACGTACTTGTGGATGTAGATGTTGATGTTGAAGTTGATGTGGTTGTTGATGTTGAGGAAGATGTACTTGTTGTAGTTGTAGGTACTGTATAAGTTACTGCTAATTTAGGTTTATTTGAGCCATTATCGGCAAAATAACCCTTAAACCAACTATTACCATCGTTTCCTTCAATGTTTGGATTAGTATCTGTAGCGTCATAAGTTGCCTCTCTTGCTCCAAGTTTAGTAATACTTGTTTTGGAAATAGCCGCTAATCCAAGAGTTCTATCAGGGTCAGCATCTCCATTTAATGTAAAAACATTATAAGCAGATGTATTATAACTAGCATAAGTAATGGCTGTTGAAAAAGCTGTTGTTCCTAATGTAGCATAATCAGATGCAATTAAAGTTGTATTAGTATCAGGGTTTGAAGCATAGATATTTATTGTTGGGGTAATACTTTCAGAGTCATCTTTACCTGCTCCATAGATATTCATAGTAGCCCCACTAATTGTTGAACTAGCACCTAAATCTGAAGTATCAAATAGATAGATACCACGCCTTATTTGAGTATATCCAGTTGTACCAGCACCAATATAAGCAGGATAACCATCAGCTGCACTTGGGTCAGCAGTTGTCCCAGCTCCTCCCTGTATAGCATCCCAAGTTATATTAACACCAGCGTGTAGTACCTGTCCGTCAACACTTGTACTTTCAGGGTCTTCGTCAGGATAAAAGTCGGTAGTAGTTAATCCTAATAAAGGCAATCCTTTAGGTAATTTTAAAATTAAAGCTAACGCAACCAACTGATAAGCTGGTCTTAATAATCCTCTACCTCCATTTATTCCTTCTTCAAATAATTCAATAGGAAGCCACCAAACTAATGGAGCTAACTTTAAGGCATATTCATTTCTTCCAAAGAATTGCTCGGTATAGGAATTATCTTTATTTTTATAACGAATTGAGTTTGGGGTTATTCTATCTATTTTCTGCCATTCCAGTAATTCGTGTCCTATTTTCTCAAACTGGAAAAGATACTTTCCTAAAAAAGAATTAGCTAACCAAAGGATTGGTTTCTGATATTTCTTAAAAAATTGTTTGTCTATTTTAAACATTTTATTTTACCAAATCTATATTTTTTCTCATTCTTAAAAAGCTAAGATTATACTCACTTAATTTATTTATAATTGAAAGGTCATCTGTGCGTGTACGCCCTCTAAACTTACCTCTATGTAATTCGCCAAATAGTAGATTGATATACTCAATAGAGCCATCTTCAAACATTTTTGGTAGAATTTCATATTCTGCTCCTTCAATGTTCATTTTAAGGATTATGTAGTCATCTTTATTAAAAGTCTCTTTTATCCATTTTCCAAAATCTAAACACTTAACCTTTATTTTGTTGTTGTAATCTGCGTTCCTCTTTTTTCCTGCTATAATAGTACTTCCCAATGACTTGCGAGTTGATAAAGCTAAATCTATGTCCCCATCTTCAATCCATACTGCTTCTGGGTGGTAAGTACAATCTATGTTTTTATAACTATCTTTAAATCTTGGATTAGGTTCAAACAAATGAAATTCATATTCATTTGCATTTGGAACATTTCTTATAAAAAACCTTGTAAAATTCCCTATGTGAGAACCACAGTCTATAAGTATTTTTCTCATAATTTTTTTATTATTAAATATGACCTTAGATATCCCTTGTCTTTTCTTTCAAATGATTCAACCTTTTCAACATTGTAGCCATCAAACAAAGCCCATAAACCCTCTTTTGAAAATCTGAAGTAATCATCTCCGTGCTTCTTCCAATAAAATGGTGCTGAAATTAGTCCAATACCACCTTGTTGTAGTCCTTCATAGACGTTCTTAGCGACGCTGAACGGGTTTCTAACGTGTTCTAGCATATCGGTGCATATGATTGTTTGATATTTCTCTTTAATCACGCCCTTGACCAAATCTAAATCTATATCACCGTTCCTTATATCATACACTATATGGCTATTTATTCCAACCTTTTTTAAAATTCTACTTATTCTTTTCCTTGTTCTGCCACCACCAAAATCGGCAATGGGTTCAGCGTTCTCTTGTTCTTGAAAAACTTTTAAAAGCCAATCAGTTATTTGATTTGTCATATCTAATAAAATTATATGTAAAGTTTAAAATGCCTTTCGGACTTTGAGTATGTGTTTTTTTACGTGCTAACTCATAATTCCTATAACTTTTTCTGCGAAGTAATGAGTGTGTTTCAGCGTCTACAACGACATAATAAATTCCGGTATTAGCACTAATGATTCCTGCCCTCGCTAATCTTCTACGCCAGTCTGTACAAGCCCAAGCATAAGCACCGGCGAATTGTTCATCACAACCTTTCATTGTTAAATACATATCTCTTCTTAAAATTTGTGTGTCTCTATGATAAGTTTTTTTCCCAAACACTTCACATTCAGTAATGGGTTTTTTTATCACTTCATCTCTTTTCACTCTTAATCTACCCTTTGAAAGAACCCTACTTACTTCTGGTCTTTCTTCAAGTAATTTTTGTGCTTTTTCATAAAAATCCTTATGTGGAATGTGGTCGTTATCTTCCATTGCTAAAAAGTCCCCACCTGATAGCCAAACTCCTAAATTACGAGCACCTGTATAATTCCACGGAATATCTTGTTCTATGTAAGCATAAACTATAGGACATTTCCTATCTATCTTTAAAAGCATTTCTTTTAAGTTAGGGTCGCCGTGGTCATTAACAACAATAATCTCATAGGGCATAATCGTTGACTCCATACAACCCTTAACGTGAGCAACGGTTACTTCGTGCCTATCAAAAGCAGTAATTATTACACTAAGTTTCATATTTATATTTTTTAGTTCCTAAATGATGTGCTTCCATTTTCCTTGTAAGAATAATTAAATACCCTGCCTTACATTGCCTATCAATAAACTCTCCACCATCTCCACCGACATACTTGCCGAACCTTTCTGGGAAGTTTCCTAACTCGTCAAAGGTTTCTCTTTTCATTAAATGACAAGGCGAACCAGAACGCTTGTTTAAAAAGTGTCCAGCTAACATTCCAACGTGATATTTCTTCTGAAAAACGTGGCACGCTGTATAAACTGGTGAGGCAATTAGTTTCTTTTCTGGGAACGATTCCAATAGTCCAATACATTCTTTCCACCAATTCGGCATAGTGAATACGTCATTATCCATAAAGCAAATATACTTACCAGTTGCTTTTCTTGAACCAACATTTCTAGCATAGCCTAAACCATTCTTGTCGTTTTTAATATAAATGTCGGCAAATTCAGAAAAGTCCTCATCTCTATCTCCGTTATTAACGATTATCAATTCACAAGTCTTATCAAGAGTTCTTTTAAGCTGACGCAAGCAAAAGCGAGCCAATTCTGACTTATAGTCGTCTGTTGAATAATGTACGAGTACAATAGATAATTTAATCATCTTTTTTAAATACACAATGTTCTCCTTTCCAGGGATAAGTGAACCTTGTTCTTTTAATCAGCGTAAAGCCTTTAATAAGAGCTAAAACATCATCAGCACTATTAGTAGGAAATTGTAGTTTATGAAAGTCTCCATATAGAACATATTTATTATTTTCAGAAGTAATCAAGTCAATCCCAACAGCGAAACATCCTAACTTATGAAACGATTTTACTTCCGTTCCAATACGAGCCGCTAAACATAGAGCATTCATTCCTTGCTTAACTACTTCACTCTCTTTAAGTCTTTCAAATAGTATCTCGGAATACTTCTGGTCATAAGTCGGTAAAAACTTCCACAATGTTATCAGTTTGCTTTTTTGTTGTTCAACATAATCAGGATAATCCTTATACTCTCTATAATGTGTCTTTTTTTGCTCCATTTAGCCAATCTATAAGATTTGTTTCAGGCGACCATTTTAATAACTCTTTTGCTTTAGAAATATCAGCTAATGTATCTTTAGGTTCACCCTTTCTTTGTGGTGAATGTTCGTGGTTGCTTGATATTGCTTTAGCTATCTCATTGATAGAGTGGTTTTGTCCACCACCTATATTGATAATCTCACCTTTACCGACTTTTGGAGAGTGCATAGCTGACATAATCGCAAACACTACATCTCCTACATAAGTAAAGTCTCTTGTCTGTTCTCCACCATAAATTGTTAAAGGTTTATCTTGCTTCTTGAAGTCTAAGAAACGAGCTATACAAGCAGAATAAGCACCATCTAAAGGCATATTTTCTCCATATATATTGAAATATCTCAATGATACTGTTTCCATACCATATAAATCTGAAAAGTTCTTACAGTAATGTTCCCCTGTTAATTTCTGGGTAGCGTAGGGAGATAGTGGATTAGGTTTCATATCTTCTTTTAAAGGCAATGTATCTTGATTCCCATATATAGAAGAAGATGAAGAAAAGATAAATCTTTTTACTCCTGCCTCTTTAGCACACCATAATAAGTTTAATGTTCCGTCTATATTGTGAGAATTGGTAAATTTTGGTTTCTCTATTGAAAGTGGAACTTTAGGTTGAGCCGCTAAATGAATAACATAATCAAAACCTTGTAAGTTTTCTGGAACTAAATTCCTAATGTCTCTTCCGCTTTTTAAATCTATTCCCTCAAACTTATAGCCATTATCTACTAATTTTCTACATAGATGCTGACCTACGAAGCCAAGCGAACCACTAACAAATATCTTTGTCATCTGTAACTAATGTATTATTTATTTCTTTGACCTTTTCTAATAATTCAGAACTAGCTCCTTTTACTTTAGCAAAATCTATTAAAGAGTTTATGTCCTTAGGAAGACATTTTCCTCCATAACCTCTATATCCTTTATGATGAATAAATGAGTGAGAGTTTCCTATTCTTGGGTCTTTAACTATTATACTTCTAATAGTTTCATAATCTGCAACTGTTTTTTGAATAATGTCGTATATTTGATTAAAAAATATAACTTTTGTTGAATAAAAAGCATTCCTTATTTTCTTAATCCATTCAGCGTCTATTAAAGAAACCACCCTCATTACTGGTGCTGGTGGAAGCATTAATATTACCTCTGTGGCTAGATTATAACTCTCCTTACTAACGCCCAATATCTGCATATCTGGAGTTATAAAATCTTTCAATGCTGACAATTCTGTTAGAAACTCTGGATTAAAGAGAAACTTCTTTTTTGGATATTGAGTTTGAAAATTATCAGTAGTGCCTGGATTTACTGTTGATTTAATTACTATTATTTTACCATTTGGTATTTTAGCGATTACATCATTTAAGACAGATAAATCGTATTCTTCATTCTCTTTATAGGGAGTTGGAACTGCTACAAATATAATATCTGCCTTATTTGCTTCTTCTAAACTCCCTATATTTTTACCTTTGTCATAACAATAAACTTCTCCTTTTTTTTCAAACCATTGCCGAACACACGAACCAACCATTCCGTGAGAACCTATTATTCCTATTTTCATATTTTTTTATGGGGTTACTGTACTCGTTGAACTCGTAGAAGTAGATGTTGAACTTGTAGTACTGGTAGAAGTAGAAGTACTTGTTGAGGTGGATGTACTTGAAGTTGAGGTTGAGGTACTTGTGCTTGAGGTAGTTGTACTGGTTGATGTGGATGAGGTTGATGTAGATGTGGTAGATGTAGAGGTAGATGAACTGGAAGTGGTAGATGTACTGGTAGAGGTTGAGGAAGTTGTGGATGTTGAGGTACTGGTAGAAGTACTTGTTGATGTCCAAGTAAATTCACTCTTAAGGTTTTGTGTGAAAAATTGAAATTCTGCCATATTTATTTAGTGTCCATATTCCGTTACAATTACCCTAATTGGAGAACCTTTGGCACGGGCGTATAGCGTTAATCCTGTTGAAGCAGGTTCTACCACAACACCTCCAGGGTGCATCCAATGACCAGCATCTTTTACTGGTATAGTGTTGTCATAACTTAAACCTAATCTTACTGCTCCACCCACACCGACGTGAGATACTTTCACAGCAAATCTATTGGTTAAAGCTGTTGCTCCTTCTAACGCAATCCAAGACCCTGTTGGTACACTGACCTTGGTCTGTTGAGCCCTATAAGCGACTTGTTGTCCGAATGCCATATTTATTTGGAATTGATAACTTCTGCGAGTGAACGACTTTTTATTTTGTTAATTGTTTTTTTTGGAGCTCTTTAATTTGTTTCTTTAATTCTTTTATTTCACTAGTATCTACTTTTGCTCCTCTAAGAGCGTCAATCTCCTCTTTCTGTTTCTCTATTCTTTCCTCTATCTTTTTTCTAAACTCTTCTTCTGTTAGAGGTTTTATTTTAACCTCTTCAGCTATATCTGGAATAATACTTGCTAATAAAGTATCTCTTTCTGGAGAAGGTCTCATAGAGTCCTTAACTCCTGCTTTCTGTAAGATTCTATCTACTAAGTGTTTAGCTCCTACTTTGGCTACGAAGACAGGTAGCACCTGTTCTTCACCCGCTTTTAAATGTCTTGCTAATTTACCATCGATATAAATATCAAATGGTTCATTATCTTGATTGATGAATTTAGTTACATCAGTCAATGGGTTTATTTTTTTTTCTTCCATAATTTTTTAAGCAGAGGTTCACTGACTATTGTCTCTCTTTTCAGAGGTGAACGAAGTAGACTGCTCTCTCTGCTTTCAGTTTAGTTAGTCTAATTTTAACTCGAAAATTCCATACTCTCCTGGGTCTGCACCTACACCTGCTGGCTGGATACCAACTATTGGTTCAGCGATAGCATCATAGGTTTCAACAGCACCGTTAGCAGTATCACCAATTGTAATACCTTGAGTTGCTGTGGTGTCGTTACCGTCTACTAGAATAGAGCAAGGACCTCCTGTCTGAATCCATCCGTAGTAATCTGCAGGTAAAGTTACATTTGAAACTCCAACTGGCATATCAATTTGATTACCATCTGAAACTACAATGTTTCTATACTTGTTACTATAAAGAGTAGCGGTAGTGGCTGCCACTGCGGCAACTCTAATAGGTTCAGCTAATCTGATAGTTATATCTGCTGTACCTGCGGTTGCTGGACAATTAGCTATTTTATACATAATTCCTTGTCCAGTTTCATCGGTAATGTTAACGAATCCTTCTTCGTATTGGTCACCGGTGATAGCTGTAGCTCCTACAGTCACAGTAATACTTGTATCTCCTACTGCGAATGTATTCACTGGTAAATCTTCGTGATTAGCTAAAACATCAGGTGCGACAGCGATTAGTCCTAGAGCAATTTCAACATCACAATTTTGTGCATAACGATATTTTCTACCGTCAGAAGTAACTCCTAGAACTCCTATTTGGTGCTTCTGGTCTTCACTATTCTCGTGTGGTACGATTCCGTAAATTACGGGTATGCTTGTTAAACTCATTTTTTTGTTCGAGAGCCTTTAAGGGGATAATCGTCTTATATATCACTACATAAAACTAACCCATAGATTCTCAAAAAATTGATTACGACCTTTATGGTAATGGTGCTAGCGTTACAGAGACTGTTAGGTTAGCACAAGTGGCGACGTTTCCGCCATCAACTAATCCTAATCTATCTCCTGCGGCTAACTCCAATGGTGCTGCATTAGCACCGGCTATTAATGTTCCTGCATTTACTGTATCAGCTGCTCCAGATGTGTCTATTGTAGCTGAAAGTAAATCATCTCCTGCATCTTGTGCTTCTGTGCCCTGTAACCTCTCAACATTAAGGGTTCCAGCGGTTGAAGCTGTACTCCAAGTAGCGTTTATTCCTAAAACCACACACTTGTATGGAGCTATAAAGAACGCTGTATAGTTTGTTGCAGTTGCTGGTACAGCCCCATATAGGGTAGTACTAGCTATGATTATTCCTGCTTTTCTGTAAGCAGCTGATGGTAAATATCTTGCTGGATTCATATTATTTTCTACGAATTAATACTAATAACACGACCTTTTATGCGGCGATTCCTGTTCTTCTGGCCATTGTTCTAGGAGCATCACAAATTAATTGTCCTGCCCATAGTAATTGACCAACGACTGCGTCTTGGTTGCCTGGTTCTTTGAATCCTGTCCAAGCAAAACCATTTCTGATCGATTGGCCAGGTCTGTTGATGGTATAAAACTTCAAGTGATTCTCATTGATAGTGTAAAGCTCTTGTGCTGTACATTTCTCGTCTGACACAACAGGGATACCCCTAAATGTCAATGCTCTGAATCCTTGACCTGCGGCTACTACACCTCCAACTTTAACCATAGTGCTTCCAACACCTCCTGTGTTTTCAACTAACCTATAGTCATTCATTGAAAATTGATGTGAAACAGTAGGAGTCAATAATGCTTCATAAATGCTAAATACGGCTGGCGTAGTTACCATTAATGTTGGGGCATCATCTCCTCTTTGTGCTGCATCAAAATCAGCTGCAAGATTGGGAAGTGATAAACCTCCTACTTGTGCTGTAACTGTAGCGTTCCATCTAGGACTGGTGGCTCTGGTAATACCTCCATATGTAGCAACAAGAGTAGTATCATCGATAGCTGCTCTAATTCCTAATATGTCTTTACCTGCGTTTCCTGTCCCGTCTGAATATACACCATCTCCCATTGAATCTCTTAATCTTTTTGCTCTCCAATTAATCTCGGTGGCGACTAAATCAATAACGGCTGCGTCTCCTTGGTTAATAGCGGTTTGAATTCCAGAAATAGGAATTGAAACATAGTACTGACTAGGGTTGAATACAGCTCGCTGTCTTATGTTCTCTTGGGTTGTTGATAAAGCATCAAAACCAAAGTATGAACCAACAGCTGTAATATCTGAAAGATTTACAGGTATATTGATTTGAGTTCCTGTCCTCCAAGGGATAGATTGTCTTAACAACCTCATTGTAAGGACATTTCCATTCAAGACTTGGTCTACGACTTTAGGCAAAAGCCTAGTTTGTGTCGTAGTTGTAACGAATGCTGATACTGCTGGCATAATAATTCTTTATTTTAAAAGTTATTTACGACCTTTCGCTTCAGCTTCCTCTATAGCTTCGGAAGTAATTTGCTCATAACTTTTCCCTTTGTCTCCTGAATTATCAGGTGTAATGCCTCCAGCTCCTTGAGACCTTGGAAGATTTGGTTTGACAGATAAGTTTTCTTTCGTCTGCTCAACTGTCTCATCTTTGATTTTATTAAAATCTTTATAAAGTTTCATTGCCCCTCCAACAGTAGTAATGCCATATTTATTAGAGTTATTCTCTATAAATTCTAGAAATTCTTTCCTATCAACAACTGTGTTGGTAGCAAGAACCTCATCAACACTACTTTCAAATTCTTTCTGTTTACGAGTTTCTGAAGCTTTCTTTTCTTCCTTTTCCTCTTTAAGCTGTTCTTTTACTAAACCTTTAAGAAAAGTTTTGGCTTGATTCTCTTTTTGCTGTTCTGGAGTTAATGTTTCTCCTTTTTCAGCTTGAAGAGTCTGAAGCTCCTGTTCTGTTGATTTCGCTTTCTCATTCACTTCTTTAAAGCGAGAATACGGAACAGTCTTCTCCAAGGTTGATGATTCCTCTGTTGTTTCTTTTACATCTTCATCCATAATAATATACAGTTTTTTACGAGGTTTCCTGACCTCGAGGTTAATTATTATTGTTCGACTTTTTCAAAATTTCTATCATTATACTTGTGGGGTCATACCTGGTAATGTTGGTGCTCCTTGCGTTGGTGCTCCTCCTTGTCCTTGTTGAAATATAGCACCCGACTTTGTATTTATAAAGTCATCCATAGCGTCTGGTATGTTGGACATTTTTAATCTTTTGTAAAGAGTCTTAATTCCTATTGCTCCTAATTGCCATAGCTGTATTGCTTCCTGTCTTTGGGTTATCTCGTCTTTAGGTAGGGTTGAACCAGCTACTAATCTTGGCTTAACTCCTGCACCGACTCTTTTATTTGTAAAGTTCTTAATAAATGTTGTGCCGTCTTCTCCTGATATTGAAAAGCTCTTCTTTTCAGTATAGAACAATTTAATTAATTGTGTAAACCATTCGCCTACTTCGTCAAGGGCTCTTTCTAATTGTCTAGCCACTAAATCAATTCTTCCTAAATCGGCGGCTCTTAATAATTGTCTTCCTCCCAATGTTTCTTTTCCTTCTCTTTCACCTCTGGTAGTAGAGTGGATTCCCCAGATATTGTCAAACGTTGTTCTTGAACCTTCTAAATCTAAAAATACATAATTAGGAACTTGTCCTGGTGCTTCAAATCTTATCTTTGTTCCAGCGGCGGCATCTTTTCCATAAAGAATAAGTCCTGGTTCGTTGGTAATACTTGAAGCCTGTTCTTCTGACATTACATCTGAATCTATCAGGAGTGGAGGATTAGCAACTTTAGCGATAATATCTTCTAGTTGGCGTTTTCTAGTATTGATATTGTCCTGTATAGAAATCATTTGCTGGATATAATCCGTGTCTCCTATTATACTTTCTGCTGTTTGAAATAATGATTTTATAATGTACGGTTTTCTAGGTTGTTCAAAAAAGTTCTTCTTCTTATTTTTAAAATTATAATAGGGATTTTCTTTCTTGTCAAGAATTATACTTCCCGCTCTCCACACAGCAAGTTCATTTGTCCACACCTCCCTAACTGCAAATGTAGCTTTTCTTATTAGTCTTTTCTCTTGCCCTGTGATGTCTTGAATAGTATCGTTAGAATCAAATCCTTTTTTCACTCCTTCTGCTCTTACTTCTTCAGCTTTATCTTTTCCGAAGAATTCAACTAACTGGTCATAGGTTAATTCTAAATCCTCTAAGACAAACTTTAATTCATTAACTGTTCTGCCGAATTTTGGAATCCTTATTCTTCTTGGATCAATTACTCTTAGACCAACATCATCTTCATCGGTATCCCATTCTACCTTGAATACTCCATATCTTAGAATTATCATATATCTTAAAAATCTTTCTGATAAGGCTTGAATCCTTATTCTCTCCATATGAAAACCTAAAATGTCTTGTAGTTCTCCTGCCTCCATTTGCGACTTCTCATCTTCTTCTCCTGACCTGACCTCAATGTCTGGCAGTCTGCTTGTAGCAATAGGAATCATTGTTTCCGTTGCCATAAAGATTCTGTTCTCTACGGCTCTTGATTGCTTTCCAGCTATTCTCTCAATACCTGTCTGGATGCCGTGATAGTATTGTAAGTTCTGTTCCCATACTGGAATTAAAGAACTATACACACTCTGCGATTCTGTACTCCAAGCGTCTATTTGAGTTTTTAACTCTTCATCTGACATTGAAACAGTGAATTGCTCTTTGTCCTCTAAAGATTGTTGTGATTCTACTTTATTTTTTGCCATCTAATTGTTCTTCTAATTTTAACATAGTTCTCATTTCTTTATTATGAAGCCCATTTCTATGTTTGTCAAAGAAATTATCTTTTGATTCCTTTTTTTGTTTTAATTTTATCTCTTGTTGCTCCTCTGCCTTTTCCATTTCAGCATATTGCCCAGGGTAATGTTTCTTAAAACGATTATCAGAAGGTTGGATTAAATCTTCGGCATACTTTACTCTAATATATTCATTTTTTGCTCTTTGTTGTCTTTGAGTTAGTTTCATTTTATAATTGCTAAGATGTCTTCTTCTTTTGCTATTAAATAAGTTTTATTTTCAATCTCTACTTCGCTTGGGCCGTACTTCAAAAGCAGAATAACATCTCCTTTTTTTATTTCTTTTATATCTCTTCCAACTGAAATTACTTTTCCTTGTCTTGGTCTTTCTTCTTCAGTTGTTTTTTGAAGAATAATACCACTTTCGGTTTTATCTTCTTCTTTAATTGGTTCTATTAAAATGTTATCGCTTAAAGGTTCAATTTTCATTTGTCGTAATTTATTAGATTAGATTTAATTTTTGGAATTGGTGGTTCTCCTATCTTAGCCATAAATACTCCTGGTCTTACTTCGTGAATATAGAAAGAGTCTTTTCCGTGAATAATCTTATCATCTCTTTTCTTTACCATACTTCTTCCAGATTGCCAATTAGCAAGCCAGTAAAGATTATAGACTGTTACATCCACCATATCATCATAGTCCCCAAAAGGAAAGGATAGCAATTCTTGCTTTGTATCTTCGCTAACGATTTCTACAAGCTTCTGCTCAAATAAATGGATTACCTGTAAAAGACGAGTCATCTTATCTTTGGGGCGTTTATTGCTTCCCACTCCAAGCTCTGCTCTTGTGATAGGGATATAGACATTCCTCTCCCTTGATTTTTTAAGAATCAAATGGCGTAATACTTTTTGAAAAGCGACTTCCTCTAACAAGACTCTATCCGGTCTATACTTTAAATACATATCAACTATCTTCTCGACTTGTTCATCTATCCCCCATCTTCCCTTAATGGCTAACACTTCTCTGAATTTTCCATCCTCCGTCTTGTCTATGATTTGTATAGCCCTGAAATCAGCAGATTCTTTTTCTGATATAGCAGGGTCAATGGACATACATCTCAACACTTTCTTTCCTTCTGCTTTTACACCTTCTAAATGATGGGGCTTAATGGGTTGCTCTGTCAATGAAAGTGGGTTGTTCTGATACTCAGCCTGAAAAGCATATTCTCCAAAATCCCTTCTTCTTTTAATCAATTCTTCCACAGGCCACATATCTTCCCATATTGATTTTCCATCAACTAAAGCCCTGTAAAGATTTGCTTTGAATTCTGGCTTCTTCTCAAGTTTTGAAATAAGAGCAAACTGATGAAGCTTAGTCCCTATGTAAACTAGATTCTGGTCTGGCTTAAGAGTAGGTAATAAAGTTCTAAAAAACCAATTCTCTAGTTTGTCTCGCTGTTCCTTAGAGTAAATAACACTATCATCTTCCAAATCATCACAAATAATTTGGTCTGGTCTGAATCCACGAATCTGGAATCCCTGCCCCTTAGCCCTTATCATAGTGCCGTTAGACAAAACAAGGTGTTCTTCTGTCCACTTAGCAGATTGAAGCTCCCCAAAGTCCTGTATGAGCTTCTCATTGCCTTCTAGTTCGTTCCTTAGGATACGTAAATTCTCTTTTGCTAATGGAATCGTAGCAGAAATTAAAAAAATATCTTTTTTCTTACTATAAACTGCTAACCATAATGGAAAGAACCTAGAACAAAGAGTTGATTTAGCAAATCCACGAGGAGCTATAAACAAACTACGGGTTACTTTCAGATTCTGAATAGTATTAATAATGTCTTTATGAAATTGTGGGCGTTTCTTGTAAGAAAGATGAGAGAGGTAAGTATCAACGAACTTTTCTAGACTATTTTCACACGTCTCTCTACGTTTAAGAGAGGTTAATTGAGTTAGTTCCTTTAAAATTTGTTGTTTTCTTGCTTCTGTGTCCATTATTTAAACGTGATTAAGTTCAAATTGTAAAATTTTTGGGAAAATATAGGGAGGCTTAGTATAGATATAATATAGGGGGTGGGGTGGGGTCATCATACCCCCTCCGTTAGTTTCCAATTAGGTATAGAGTAACCCACTAGCTTAGATATAGGCCAATCATCAAGCCTACGCTTTAGTTCCTTAAACTCTAGACTGTTGATCCACGCATCCATAGGGTATGAGTCTATTGCGTCATACAGGTCTTGGGCAGTGTAGTCCTTTAAGTCCTTATCAGTCACTACGGGGCTTAGCGTAACACTAAGGGGCTTGTTTTCAACGCTAACTCTGTCAACGCTATCTTTTTCAACGCTAACTGTCGTCTTGTCAACGCTAACTTCCTTTTTATTCAACGCTATATAGTTATACTTCATACGACATTTAGCTGAACAGAACTTAGCTGTTCCCCTCTTAGACTTGAACTCCTTATTACAGTGTATACACTTCATAATGCCTTTAATTCGTCTAATTTAGCTTTAATAGCTTCATCTAATGCCTTGCCTGTAAGACTAATCGTAGCTGTGAGTACCTTCTCTGGGGCGTAGTTGCCTTTAATCTTGTGATACATATCCATAGCTTGGTTTGAGGCTGAAAGGGAGGATTTTTGCTTGATGTTACGCTTAGTTATTCTGTTGATTAACGTATCATTCAGCTTAATTCTCTCCATCTCTGTAACAATAGCTTTTTGATAGTTAGGATTCGCAAGGGTTTCTGATGCTCCACTTCTTGCTACAGCATCACTCATTGTAGGGTTTAATTCTTTCATTGTCTTTGTTCCGTTAAAGTTGTTCTTTATATATGTCTTAGCATACCTTTTAGCCTTAATCTCTATTTTACTAAGGGGCTTTTTTAGTTCTTTGTTCATTTACTAGAATCTTCTTATTATCTCTCCCATCTCTGAAGCCGAGCCTTTATAACCAGGAGTCCAAACCCAATCAAACGCTTCTATCTTCACCGCCCTATAATCTCTCTTCTCTAACTGTGCCTTTAATGAATGAATCTCTTCACTAAGGGCGTTTTCTTGTTGCTTCTTACTATCAATTAACTCGAGCATTAGCTTGATCTTTGCTTTCTCTTCTCTTACAGCCCTTGTAGCGAGTTCGTTTTTAACCTCTTTGATTAGTTTGTTCATTGTTTTAGTTTAATATATAATTTAGTTCTTTGTTCATTTACCTTAATAACTGCGTTTTTTAATTGTTTTGCTATCTCTATCCATTTTTTATTAGTTTTACTTGGTCTTGCCATTTTCATTCAACTTTATATATAATTTAGCGACTGCTATTTCTGGAGTTTTACCATCAAGTCTAAAAACTTCACCATCATCAATTGAATCATAATATGGTAACTGTCCTATTGCACTCCATTTGCCTTGTGGTTCTTTGTCGTTATCCCATCTAAATAACTGAAAGAACTTATTCCCACAAGCCTCTATTAGTTCGGAAAGGGTTGGCATCCAAATATCTGTAAATTTTTTACCAGTCTTTGCATCTATAACATTATCTGCGAAGTTTCCAAACCCTGCATCTTTAAGTTCTAATGCTAATTTGTTGTTCATATTATTATCTTATATTACCATTTATTTAATCAGTTAGCAAGAAGACTATCCCTTGCAAAAGTAATCCAAAGTAAAGTAGCATCTCGCTTTGCATATAGAAAGAAGCTATTAAAGTTGGGAAACTTATTATTGATAGTGTTACGATAGTGAATTTTCTCATTGGTTGTTGTAGGTTGTATTAGTTATTGATTATTTTATTAAACATTTTTTCTTTTTTATTATTTATATTGTCAGACAGGTAGGCTACGAACCTACAACTTTATCCGTCGATAATGTTTTGCTGTTTAAACTACTATCTGTTTGTGGGGCGGGTAGGAGTCGAACCTACACTATAGTAATTATATTCAGAAAGGCTTTGTACAAGTTTCAATCTGACGAAACATATAATTTAATAGATTACCTATAAAGCCGTTTCAAGACTTTAGGTGCGTTTTCCAGTTCCGCCACAAATCTCACAATACTCACCGACATAGTTGTCTCTCCACATCTTATCTGCTTTGAGTTTTGTTGCTTTCTTCTTCTTGTATGCTGTACTACTCATAATAATGTTTGTTGTATTTTTAATCCTTTAATTCTAGCCCTTGCTATTTTACAATAATCAGCTTCTCTCTCTATTAAGATATAAGGTCTGTCTGTTGCCTTACAAGCCATACCTGTTGTTCCAGAACCTCCAAAAGGGTCTAAGACTATTCCTCCTGTTGGGGTCTTGGTTATAGTGCATAGATATTTCATAAGAGATAGAGGTTTTACTGTTGGGTGGTTGTTCTTCATTATATTATTTCTCTCGTTACCAGAGCCAGTTAAGAGTGTTTGGTCTTGTGTTCCAGCCATTCCTCCGCCAATCTTCTCCTCCAACTCCTCACATCCTATATTCCTTTCGCTCTTACTTGCTTTTGCACAATAGAAGAATCTGGAAGCTCCACCTTTATCTAACCATTTTTCGTCTGCTATCTTTCCTTTAGCAACACTAAAAGAACTTGCATTGTGTTTATTCTGATTCGCTGGAA